GCTAGGGAAAATTCTTCGGTCGTGGCTAGGGAAAATTCTTCGGTCGTGGCTAGGGAAAATTCTTCGGTCGTGGCTTGGGGAAATTCTTCGGTCGAGGCTTGGGGAAATTCTTCGGTCGTGGCTTGGGAAAATTCTTCGGTCGTGGCTAGGGGAAATTCTTCGGTCGAGGCTAGGGGAAATTCTTCGGTCGTGGCTAGGGGAAATTCTTCGGTCGAGGCTTTGGGAAGTGACACACGGTAAAATAATTTGCAAAAATACTCGGAGAGTGAGAAAGGAGGTGGTAAAGTGAAACAGTTTTCAGTAACAGCTTCTTATCAGGGATCGGAAACGACCATACCTATCAGAGCCCGGAACGATATGGGTGCGATGGTCATGGCGTCTAACATGATTCAAAAGAACTACGTTTCTGATAGGCGGTGGGAAAAAGGAAAAATTGTCGTCAAGACAAAAACAGGAAAAGCTGTAATGACAATCGAATCAGAAGACCAAGAAAAGGAATAATGCCATGTCAAAGAAAACAGAGCAGGAGTTGCTGCAAGGGGTACTAGACGCGCGGAAGAAAGTGTCGGAAATCGACGAAATTCTTAAAAGCGCTAAGCAAGTGAAAGCAGAAGCCGAAACAGCACTCATTGGACACATGGACGATACAGAGAAAACATCGTTTAAAAGCGCGATCTTTCCTTGTACCGTTACCAAGAAGGAAACGCTCTATGTCTCGTTGGATAAAGAGAACAGGGACGAAGCGTTACGTTTCGTCGAAGAAGATTGTGGCCGTGGTGATGTTATCAAAAGAACCATTCACAATAAAACACTGTCTTCGTTCATAGGGCTAAGGTTAAAAGAAGCAGAACATGTTCCGCAAGAATTGTTCAAGTATTATTTCAAACCGGAACTATCAATCAGAATGAATTAATATTAATCACTGTCTTATTTGGAGGGTTTTATTATGGACGAAGAAAGAAAAGATGTTACGTTACAAGAAGAAACAAGTCAAGCGTTACGTACAACCGGCGGTGCCGGAGCGCCGGCAGGATTCGATGATGTTGAACGAGAAGATATTAAGATGCCTCGTTTAGCGGTCCTGCAAGCCATGTCGGAAATCGTTACAGAAGGGAAAGGGAAAATGGGACAGCTCGCTAATTCCATCACAAAAGAAGTTTATGGCGACAGCGTTGATTTTATTTCATTGTTCCTTTTCAAATCAAGAGTTCAGTTTGAAGTTGGCCGCGGTCTTGTTATGCTTTCACTTGACAACCAGACCGTTACATTCGGAGTTGAGGAGTTCGAGCAATATACCGGACTGCCGGTATCGAAAGTACCCGGGACTGAATGGATTGGCAAAGAGCCGCCAACGTTTAACCTTGTGTATAACTTTCCTTGTTTGCTGACAGGGGAAAGAATTAAAGGGTTCCCGATATCCTTATCGTTAATGAGGACAGGAACAAAAGCTGCGAAAGACTTCATATCAATGGCGAGGTTTGCCAATGAAGATATGTTCGCAAGAGTTTACACAATCAAGTCACGGATCGAGAAGAACGATAAAGGAACTTTTGCTGTTCCCTACATTGAATTCTCTAGAAGATGTAATGATGAAGAATACGAAATTGCCCGAAAATGGTTTGGTGAATTGTTCAAGAAGAAAAGCAATATCGAAGTTGATCTTGGCGAAGAACCATTGGCAACCGCAGGAGAAGGAAACGAAGTAGATCCAAACGCAGGAAGTTTCGAAGATTAAAAGTTAAACCAATATGGGGGCCCGCAAAGGTCCCCATATTTATTTGAAAGGATCTACTTACATGAGTCAACAGCTATTCGAGGAGTTGTTTAAAGGACGAAACGATTGTTACGGCATGAATCAATTGTGCCTCAAAGAAGCATTGACCTCAGAAGTATATAAGAAACATATTGAAGGATTTCAGCGTATAGGTATATACCCTATTATTGATAAGAAATTTACTACATGGATTGCATGTGATATTGACGACAACGATTTTATAAAAGCAAAGGACATCCAATCCAAAGCAAAGCATTTAGGGTTAGAATCATATATCGAACGGTCGAAGTCGAAAGGGTTTCACGTATGGACATTCTTTGATCAAAATGTTGAGTGTGTCAAACCACGATTGATTTTTGAAATGATTTTAAAAGAACTCGATTTCGTATGCGAACTGTTTCCGAAGCAAGATGAAACGAGTACGGACAGCCCGTATGGCAACTTTATATTCCTACCTTTATTCGGAGGCAGCGTTCGGTCAGGTAAAAACATTTTTGTTGATAGCCGGGATAAACCAATTATTGAGGATATTTCCGGCCTTAATAAAATCGTTGTTAATAAATCTTCGTTACTTGATGAGATCATTGACCTCAACGAACTTGTCCGGAGAGAATCTTTTAATCCTAGTACCGACACAGATCAACCCACGTTCCGGCCATTACTTAAAAGCCCGCCGTGTATTGAAAAACTTAAATCACAAGGCGTACAATCAGGACAACGTAACGACGCGTGTTTTCGTTTAGCTATTTATTATAAGCAAAGGAAAATGCCATTAGATGATTCTCTTGCTCTCATTACTAACTGGAACGTAAAGAATGAGAATCCTTTATCTTATAAAGAAATACAGAAAGTAGTGGACTCTGTATTCAAAGGAAACTATAAAGCTTTCTCTTGTGATACCGCTACGTTAATGGAATTCTGCGATAAAGATAATTGTCCTATCATCCATTCGCATGATAAGAAAAAGAATATCGCTGAAGGCATTATTACAATGACGTTTCGTAACGACGCGGTTATGCTGTTCCGTAAAAAAGATTATGAATTCCGTTTCTCTAATTTCGAGTTCACAAAATCGGGTAAGTTCAAAGCATCGTTGACATTATCCCGGGGTAAGACAATGTTGTTAAGAGATTTTATTAATCTCGGTATGTTAAGTAACCGGCAGAAGTTTGTTAAAGCGGCCGGGGATGAAGACATCGATCTTGACCTGGTTAATTTAGAAGAACTCATTCGTAAACAAATCGAGAAAGAAGCTAAAGATAAGATCCTCGAATCGAAACAGCCGTACATGATGACAGAAATGGAAAAAGAAGAAACATTGTCTTTTTTAAAGAACACACCAAATATATTGGGTAAGGTTATTGAGACAACAAATAATTTAGGTGTTATCGGTGAAGAAACATTGAGGTTAATGATCTACCTTTGTTATACATCCAGGATAACAGCAGAACCGTTATCTGTAACCGTGAAAGGAGAAGCGTCAAGTGGAAAGTCATTTGCATGTCAGAATATTCAAAAGCTTATCCCAGAAGAAGGATACCACTTCATCACTAGGGCCACTCAAAATGCCTTCTACCATTTACCGGAAGATGGGATGCAGCACCGTATCATATACATCAATGAAGTGCAGGGGTCAGAAAGTGCAGATTATTCGATCCGTACCGCACAATCAGAAGGCGACTTGATTTTAATGATGCCGATTAAAGATCAGGCGACCGGTAATATGGAAACCGTCACGAAGCGCGTCAAGGGCCCGGTCGGGTTTATGATAACGACTACCAAAGCCCGTATGCACAACGAGAATGAAACACGAAACTTTTCAATTTACTCTGATGATTCACCTTCATTGACAAGAAAGATCGGGGACATTACAACGCGGAAAGCGTTAGGGGAAGAATTCAAATTAGACGAGAAACAAATTAATCTATGGAAAAATATTCAAAGGTTATTGAGTTCAGAATTCAAAGTTATTATTCCTTATGCTAGAGAAGTGTTTGCTTCCTTTCCTGATAAACCCGTGAGGATCCGCAGAGATCGGGAACGGTTTCGTTGTCTTATTGAAATTGTTACAATACTGCACCAATACCACCGGGAACAGAAGAAGCATGAGAAGTCCGGCAAAACGTTATTGCTGTCAACGTTGGCAGATTATCACATTGCCAAAACGATTGCCGGTAATGTATTGACGCAAACGATCTTTGAGTTGAGCCCTATTGCTGAGGAGTTATGGAAAATCATTCAGCGTAAGAATGAGGAGTACCCGACCGAAGTGCGGACGGAAAGCGACGAGCATGGTGATATGTTTACTTATACGTTTCAGTATAAGGACCTTGCACACGAAACCGGATGGAAAACAGAAAAGGTTAAGAAATGGATCTATGCGTTAATCGCAAACGGGTTAATTGAGTACGCTGAATCTGCCGGCGGAAAAGGTGGGCGTGGAAAAGCTTCAACGTTCCAGATAACCAAGACAAAAGACGGCCGAGACTTTTCAACGAAATCGTTAAATTTTCTTCCGGACGTGCAGGTACTTTATGAACATCATCCCTGCAGTAAGGACATCTTTTATGATCCGTTTACCGGTGAACATATTGACATTGAAACGTTGGATGCACCCGCTGGATTACTGCCCGAAAAGAACGAAAATGATGAGGATTGGAATGAGTAAATATATACATATATTCTATGCTAAAAAAATTGCTAAACCGTTAAAACCGTTACTTTGGCACATAACGGTTTATTTTGACCTTAAACCATTGGTATCAAAAGAAAATGCCTAAACCGTTATACTACGACGGTTTTCACGTATGCTTTTTTTTTATTTTAATTTTCGAAAAAAATATTTTCCTCGTGTAAAAACCGTAACGGTATAACGGTTTAGCAAAATCTGATGTAAAGCAAAGGGGCATATCATGTTGCGTCAATACTCGACGACAAACGAATCAAATGTGTTATATACCAAGGGTTTATACCGGGAAATAAACCGTTACGAAACCGTTACACGCGCGTAACGGTTTACGGAGGCCGTCATATATACCCTAGATAGTATTACTTATATTATAATAATACTTAATATTAATACTATAAAGAATAATAATACTACCAACACAAAAGTTAAGGAAAATTTCTATGCTAGATAATGTTTCAGAATTCAAGAAAAAATATGACGGTTTTCGAGAGGCCATGGACTACATGAATAAGCATGTTGCGACATTGAAAAAGGATCCCGAACGGTGGCAAATTATCCTTTTAAATTTCAAAAATAAATACGAAATACCTCTTGACAAAGCATGGGAAATTTTGAACGAAGAAGAACAGAAAAAGTTCTTCACATTATACACATTCCGCAGGGAATCAGCGGAAGATGAAATGGAACGGTTTAAGAAAACTGCTGAGTTTTTTGCAGGTGGAAAGATCGTCGGATTTAAAAACAAGTAAACAGGGGGATCATATGAAAATAACATTGAATTCGGTAAAAGCAAAAGTGCCATGTAAAGAAGCATATCAATGGTCTGTCAATAGGTTGAAAGGAAAAGAAGACGAAGACGTTGTTCCTTTCATACAAGCGGCTATGGCGGAAGATAAACTGGAATGGTCGAATTGGTTTATCGCAAGAGTCTTTAATTATCAACAGCAATTAAAATACGCTGTGTTCGCGGCGGAACAGGTTCTTGATGTTTACGAAAAAGAATTTCCCGGAGATACTAGGCCAAGAAATGCTATTGAATCCGCAAAAGAATGTATCAATAACTCGAGTGAAGAAAACACGAAGAAGGCTCTCGACGCTGGCAACAAAGCTTTATTCGCTTCGTCATTATTAGAAGAAGGTTTCGCATCTTGTGCCGCAAGTTCCGCGGCCTTTGCGGCCCAAACTGTTTTCTGTGATACGTCGTTAGGACTATCTGCATACGCAGTAGATCGCGCTGTCAAGGCATCTGTTGATATAGATGAAATGTATATTAAAATTTTAAACTACGGGATCGAATTAATAAAATAGGGAGGAGGTGTACTATGGCCGCATTGTTATTTTTAATAAGTCTCGCGTTTCTTTTTATGGGTCTTTGGCCGGTAACAATTCTTTTATTTGTCGGTGCCTTGATTGTAAACGCGATTGATAAAAGCAATCAAAGAAGACAAAGGAGACGGTGAAAATGAAGAAGAAAATGTTTTTATTAGGGGCCTGCTTACTCGGTGCGTCTTTAATTAGTCAGAGTAATGCGGATGCTATGCTTATTCTTACATTCGACGAGATACGTTCAAAAAGGACTTATCAGGAAATGAGTGATTTATCAAGAAGATTGATTGAAACAAACAGTCCTTGGATATTGAAAGATATCGATACAGGACTTGTTTGGAATCATAGTGGTAATTATACTCACATGACGTATCGAAAGATCGAATCGCAGATACAAGCGACACATAAACATTTTGCAAATGATTATGAGATGGGAACGCTGTCAACGTTTTTCAAAAGCCTTCCGGATCCTGATGATAGAGGTATTTATTCCGCGAGCCTGACAACTGTTTTAGGTGGTTCGAGAGATAATCCTTTTGCAGGCATGATTAATTCAGACAATTCTGAATATGCTAGAGTTGCGGGTTGTTATCCAGGCGAGGGATGTTCATGGGGCGTTGGTGGTAGCGGTAACAAAGATACTTGGAACGACCAGGCGGTAGGTGCTTGGGTAGTGAACTCTTCTCCCGAGCCGGCAACAATGGTTCTTTTTGGAGTAGGGCTAGTTGGATTATTATTAAAACGTAGGAAATGCTAACACTACCCACAAAACACATGGGGAACATGCAAAATAATAGAAATCCTCACGCACCACGTTGCACTGGTGCCACGTTCTCAGGATTTTCGGGCATGGATACGCCGGATTCAGCAGGGGCAATCCTCACGCGATTGGTGGGAAATTAAGGAAATTGGATATGGCAAAAGAAATTGAAAATCATGGGATTAAAAAGGTATGCGTTTCTGAATGGCGGGAATGTCATTGTATTCAAATAGAAAACATTTTTAAAGACGTAGCAAAAAAGGAGAAATGAAAATGCCAACGTGTAATAATTGCCGGCCAAAACTGGAAATGGTTTTAATAAAAAAGAGTAGCGGGGATGTTTATCGCTGTCCTTTATGTAAAAATGAAGTTCCGGTAGAAGAAGTTGATGCCAGGAATGTATGTCCCATTCATAAACAATTAGTAACTCAATGTGATTGTGAGAGTCATGCGTTATAAAAGAAAGGAATTGCTATGCCTGAAAAAGAGAGGCACATGCTTCATGTCAATTCGATAATGTCTGAACTTATCCTTGAAAATAAAAAGACGGAAGACGAAAAGTATAAATTGGCTTACCTCGACGGTGTTTTGGATTTTTATAACAGGATGAAAGAAGATGATATTATTATTAGAAAAAAAATAAGGAGACGAAGTTAATCGACTCCTTATTGTTTGGAAGTTTTCTCTACAGCTAGAATAAGCAAAAGCATGAAGACGATATTCTTAATCTCCTAGCTTTCATCAAAAATCCTTTTACTGAAATGAATTTTTAGAGATTCTTGTTTCTTATCTGAAATATTAGAATACTCACCGGACTTTCTATCTACATGAACATAATCCACTCCCGACTCAACTCGGTACTTTAATCTCCGGACTTCTGCACCGGAAACGGCTTCCCGAATAAGAGACGTGATTTCCCGCAAAGCTTCTGCTAACGCTGTTACTAAATTAACGGGCGTGGCCATTACTTATTCCTGTTCTTAAGCCAGTTAGCAACACCGACAAGAACGCCTGTCACGGCCGGGACGATAGCATAATACGCCGTGATGATTAATTGCGGCGTACAATCCGTTGTAATTGTTTCAGAGCAGGCCGTGGGTTTGAAGTTTGTCATTGCTTCGACAATACCTAAAACAACGATAGCTGATAACCCTGTTAAGAAACCTAGAATACCTTTCTTGAACGTGATGAAAAAATTCATGTTTCCCCTCCTTGTTTATTTTGATCTATTTCAATAGCCAACTTGGCTAACATTACATCAACAGATGCCATTTCAATATTTTCTTTCGTTTCAATCATTTTTCTTAATGACCGTCTGAAAGAAGCATGTTCAATGATCTCAAAGAAAACATGTTCAAATACTTCCATCTGTTCATCATTGGTTAATACTTTTATGTTTGTCATTCCGACTCCTGTTCTTTACCATTAACTTCCTATTAAAACAATAGCTCCGACAGCCACGACAACGCCTATAGTTGAGGATTTTACACCTATTGTTATGTCATACGTTGTTCCGTCACTCAATCCGGAAACATCGATCGTGTTCGCTGTAACCCATCCAGGAACGCTGGTGCTCGTCGTTGTAACTGTAGATGCTTGACCGCCAACGTCAACATTTAAAGTTCCTGTTCCGCTACAATACATTCTTGCTTGAATTGTGATTGTATTAACAGAAGCAAACTTCTTGAATTTACCTCTTAGAAATGTTCCGTAAGATGTTCGATCATTCAAATAATATTCGTATGAGTTACCAATTTTTTGATATGCCTGGTTCGGGTTATTATCAGTACCTTCATACCATCCCATATCGTCTGCTGTATAGTCTCCTTCTCTAGGGAAATGAGATAGAAGAATATTGCTGTACGCAGAAATAGGCAGGGCCCATGTCGGTGCTGCTGCACCGTTTGATTTTAAATACTTTCCGTCGGCTGGTGCGAGAGTTGAAATAACACCGGTAGCTGAAAAGTAAAGAACATATCCTACAGTCGTAGAGCTAAAATCAGATCCGAGACCGCCGTTCGCTTCAGCAAGAACACCTGTTACATTACCTAACGCAATATAATATGTACCTTCTTGACCGTCTAACGTATCAGCATCTTTACCTGTCAGCGTGTCTGGAATATTCACCAAAGGAAGCGTACCGGCAGTACTAGGAACGTTCGGCAATGATGTAATTGCCGAACCGGAAACTTTACTCGCCGTTGTTATCTGCGCTAGTTTAGTATCGACAATGCCCGCGGTTGCGGACACCTTCGCGTTGGTGATTAATAAAGAAGAGTCGGTTCCTAATTCTACGGCCGCCCAATTCGCCTGTATCTGCCCAGGAGCATTTATTAATAACCCATCGGCTTCCGGTAATAGTTTATTCCATGCCACAGATTATCTCCTTTTGTTTTTCTTCTTTTTCGGTACTGCTTTTTTCTTGGTTTCAGTAATAAGTTTTTTAAGGTCAATTAATTTAACGCCGTGATCTTTTAACGTTTCAACCCAGCAGACCGGGTGCATATCAATCCGTTGCGCGTAATTATCAGCTGATTCTTTGTTGTAAAAAATTTGTGGGACTTTATCAAAAACTTGTTGCATTATCATAGCCGCACATACTTGGACATAACACACATCTACGATTGGTTGTTTGCATCGTCCGCAAACGGGGATTTCAACTTTGTTTTCAGAACTCATTGCTTAGCTCCTTTACTTTTTTTTCGTCTTGCCCTTTGGCAAATGTTTTTGATTGGCCTAATAAACTATTCATTATAGGAACGCTGATTTTTGAATCAACGGAAATTGAATACGTCTTTGATGAAACGTCACCTGAAACTTCTTTATGTTTGTATAATAATATCGCGCCTTTATACGTTCCGTTAGGGTTAATATCTATCATCAATTTCAATGGTACAACATCATGTAATTGCATTTTAGCCTCCTATAATATTATATACCATGTGCGTGATATGAAAAGGTTCCTGTTGCAGCAGTCGCGTCTAACTCAAGAAGTTTAACGGTGAACCCTGTTGTTGTCGGCGCAACGGTAAATTGGTGCGCTATTCCAACACCGCTTGTAATTGAAATATTAACTGATGGCTCAACATGGAAAGTCTTTGTAAAAGTTACTGCAACTCCGTTAGCGGCAACTGATACGGTTCCAGTATCGTTTTCGTCAACGTCCGGAAGGTCGGCTTTAATTGTAAGGTCAGAAACGAGGACCGTGGTATCAACTGAATCTCTTGTGATTGTCATTCTGATCTGGTAATACCGGCATTTATAATCCGCTGAAATCCATTCCTCCCAATCACTCCACGTTGCATCATCTTCAGATGTCCGGATCTCGAATGTAAGGATCCCCGGCGATTCGTCTCCAGTAAACCTTAACGTTTCACTATCGTCAAAGGCCCTGGTAGGATCCGAGTCCCATGCCAACGATTGACCAATCGATGCGATAGCCTCAATAATGACACGTGCTTCGCAGATGTATCCGATATCTTTTACATTCGTATAATAATACCCGACCAATTCTCCGGCCGTTAATTTCATATTAGCGCCGTCTAAATAATAATTCGTACCGGCTGTTTCTTCAAGAACACGGAATAAGAAGTCGTCGTCTGCATCCGCGGTCCATGCCCCGCCGTCTGCATGATAGGCAACGTTACCGTTTGCATGAGCGGCTGCTGATTTATCTGCCCGCCAGGAAATGTATTCTGTATCGCTTTTCGTATAATCACCTTCAAGGACAATCCAGTATTTCGTTGTAGCGTCTAAAGAAACCGCACTTGAAAAAATGAATTTATGCCATTCGGCGGTACTGTTGATCTGGCTGGCTGAAAGATGTATTGAGTGACCGATCGGTGTACCGTCCGGTTCGCCAGCGTTATCTGCTTGCAGTGTTACCCAAATAGAATCACCGCCACCGGATTGACTTGACGAAGATGAACTGGAAGAAGAAACGCTTTGTGAAGAAGAACTGGAGCTCTGTGAACTCGAACTGCTTGAACTCGAAGAAGAAGAACTCGAGGACGTTGAACTCGAGGACTGTGAGCTCGATGAACTGCTCTGAGAAGATGACGAACTACTTGACGATGAATTGCTTTGTGAACTCGAAGAACTGCTTTGCGAAGAAGAACTTGATGAAGATGAGGAAAAGGAACTCGAGGAACTGCTTAACGAGGATGACGAGGATGAGGAGAGGATTTGTCCAGTCTCCGCTAACTTCAAACTCAGCTGTTCAACTTCAATCGCACCGACAGTTGTAAAGGATTGTGCTAACTTATCGTTTCCGGATGTTACTTTTCTTAAGTCGTATCCGCCATCTTCTCCACTAACATAATAAATGTTTGCGTTATCAAGCCAGTTGGTTTCTTCCATATCAGTTTTAACTATGTTCTGGAATGGAATATTATCAATGGTGACAGTAGCTTGTTTTGCGGTTACTGAATAATTATTAGAGTTGTCAATCGCTTTAATCCAATAGGATTGATCTATTCCTGTTTTAATATCCCGTACACTTATTTCGTTACTTGGAATATTTGTTCTTATAACGGATCCTGAATCCCAAGATGTGCCTTTACGGATCTCGTATCTATTAACATCAACATCGTCAACTTCCGACCAATGACAAACGATCTGATCTCGATACTTTCTAACAAGGAACGCTGTAACGTTTGAAGGCGCTTCGTCTTTTCCAACAAGCGTAATAGAATCCGAAACAGCGCCGTCGGAAATAATGTTTTCTTTATTACGTGTTTTGATTTTGATTGTATATGTTTCACCAATTTCGAGATTAAGATTAACCCGGTAAGTTATTGCAGATCCCGGCGCTTCACCAACAGCAACGTATCCGTCACTTGCTTTCTGGAGTTCAATAACGTAACTGTCAAGGTGTTCAATCTTAGACGCGGGGGCTGTCCACGAAACGTTGATATGTGCTATGTGAACGCCGTCGTCGTTTCGCCATCCGATCTCTGTTAAGACAATACCTGTTACATCTGTGACCGGAGTAAACGGATTCGGCGGGGACCCATAGTTCCAGGAATCAAAAGAAGACGTTGCATAGCTATCATCGAGGATCGAACTGTTATATGCCTTGCATGTGTACTCAGCAACGCCGTACTCGACTTCTTTTATATTGTCAATAGCGAACAGTCCTGCAGTCCAATTCGGTCGGGAATGAGTAACAGAAACAACGTCGCCGGGTTCAAGAGCAAGTCCAACGACATTCGCTTGAAAACTGCACCACGTATCATTTACTTTTAATTCATAATACGCTTTTTTAGCTAATCGCGATGCTTGTGATTGCCGGATGATTCCATGTGCCGGGATGCTTTCTGTTCGTTTCCCTCTTATTTCCTGATCAATTTCATCTTCAAAAAATTCAACTCGCTTAGGGTTCTTCGTTTCCAACGCGGATATCCATTCAACACCGATTTGGTTCGGCGTGTCTGTGGCATTGCCGTATCCGTACTTGAACGACTTTCTTATTATGTTATCTTCCGTAAAGGCAACGTTAGCGACTTGATCTGTTTTCTCAACAATGAGTTTATATTCCGCGCCGCTACGTATTATCCCGCCGTTAAACACAATGAGCATTTTAGCTAAATTATCGAGTACGGAATGTTTTGTCTCGAGAGCAATGTCGAGGTGATATCTTGCCTCTGTACCTCCGTCAATGGTACTGATTGATTCATCACAATATTCTGACACTGAGCCGAAAGACGCATCGTTAATATAAGAAGAAGATATTCCTGCACCGCCAAGCACCGGACTAAGAAGCAGGTAATCTCTTATGATAGCGGCAGCGTTGCTCGAAACAGCGATCGCGTTTGTATCCCAACTTTCCGTTCCGGAATTCCACGTCTTAATTTTCCGGCCTGTTACCTGGCATGTTACTTTTGGATTCCCGCTGACTTTATCGCCGGCTGTAATTGTCAACGCTAAATAAGCAACGTCTTTTAATCCGTAAACAATTCCTTCCGACCGGGAATCAACAACTTGGGATGATGAACCCGTATATGCTGTATAACTACAATTATCTAAACCAGCAATGTCTTGATCGTCAATCTGCACATTATCAATAGTTTCGACTTCTCCGATACATAACCCTAAAAATCTTTTAACAGTCGTTTCGGGATCGGATTGCCAAATGATATTACCGCCGACAGCTAACGGCCCGCCGTAAATAATGGGGATAACACCTTCATTTGAAAAACTGTTAGTCAGTTCAGAACTTGTATATTTAGAACTATAATTTCCAAGTTTATCTGCCGTCAAAGCTGAGTATAGCGAATACCCTACGGAAAGAGCTGTTCCCCAAGCAATAAATGGATGAAGCAAAGCAAGTTTCCATGCGGCACTCGCAATAGCGATTATGAAACTTATAGGCTCTGCGTGTGCTTCTGGAACGAAGAAGAACATAAACAAAAGTAATAAGAATATTATGCGTCTTATTTTATACATTTGACCGGCCTATATCCTTTAATAAATAAAGATTTTAAGATGTCTTTTTTTCCTAAACATGACCCGTATCTCTTTGTCATGTAAAGAATTTTTTCTTTATCAATACACACACCTAACGCGGATATGTCTTTACTTGATTTTAATAAAACAAAATCGCCTTCTTCTAAATCGTTATACCCTATGTGATGACAGAATACACAAAGGAAAGCGTTAATACGTTTTTTATCGTTTAACGGATTACGGAACATTATTCTTTTTCCGTCGTCATAAGGATACTCAATGTTATGTATATGTCTATGATACAAATAACAAATACCCCGGCAGTCACAGCCTTGAAAATCTAGGCCGCCAAGTTTAAACGGAATACCTATTAGATCTTTTAGTTCTCTCATGTCGTTAATGGTATGGAATTGAATCCATGATAGTTGAGTTCGTTATTATAAACATCCTGGCACATGGTCAGCGTTTTGTCACATCCACGCCAGACCGTAAATGTATCTCCGGCCGCTACGGCGTTTGATAAAGCATAATCAAGTGTCAACTTATCCGTAGCCGCATCGAAGTCAATGACTTTACGTTTCAGCATATTATTATCTCCGGACGTACATTCAATAACTCCATGATTCCAATAATCATCGTCTTGCGTTAAGTTGCTTGTATCAATAATCGTTGTGGTTGACCCGCCGGTCGCTGTTCCTAAAACCCTGTTGCTTGAAGCGTTCTTGTTTGCTTTACAGTACGCATCTCCGAATTTGGCATTACAGTTAATCTGGTATGGCCACCCGGTTTCAAATGAAAGGGAACTGATGATAGGAACACAAGAAGCGTCCATTGTCGTTTGCCCGAAAAGAACGGCTTGGATAAGACCATCAAAAATTACTTTTGCGTCGTCAGCCGAAGATAAAGCATTTCTGAAAACGAGCCTGGTAACAATCCGTTTATTACGAAAGTCTTGAGCTGCTGCATACGCGCCCATAGCCTTATTTACATTATCGACTCTGTACCCAACTGTATCAACTTCGGTATTACTCGTTTTTTTAATACCGCTACGAGAAATACTTAACGGCGTATAAGATTGAGGCGTTCCTGATAAGTATTGAAAGAAGGAGGTGCTTCGGTAATAACTGACAAAATGAAGTGTTAAATCATCTTCTTCTGTTTGACTTCCTAAATAAATATCATGAATTTCAACCGGACTGCCGGTTGCTTGCGCGATGATAGACTGTAACGTTGCTGATAAACTTAACATGTTATCCTTTCATTCTTAACTAGATGAACTCGATGAACTCGATGAAGAACTCGAAGAACTGGAACTCAATGAACTTGAAGAACTCGAAGAAGAAGAACTCGAAGAAGAAGAACTCGAGGAAGAAGAATTCCCGCTTGCCGGAACGTAAGTTGTCCATCGAACCTGCTTTAAAGTCATTCCGGCGTGAAGCAGTTGATACGAAGCTAATTGCCGGGTAAGTGTATCATCCTTAAATCTTACCTTGTAATAATATTGATACGTCGATAATATCGCACCGCTAGCTGGCGCTGAATTAAATGTAATATAAGATTTCTCAGTTGTAAAATTATTTGATAATGTGTACCCTGTTTCAGCGACACCGGCAACGGAACAAGAGTTGTTTGCGGATGTATCTACTGGAAAGTTGTCTAAAAGGAATTGCGTTGTTACTCCGTCTCCGGTGCCTACTGATTCATCTTCCGCATCCATATCGGTTTCATGCTTTACAAGAAAATGGTCGTAGGATCCTTTACGGTTAATAAAGAAGTTCCAAATAGTATCCATATTCGCTTTAGTTAAAAACTTCACTGTCAGCTTATATTCACGGAGGGGATCATCCCATAAAGCGTCGCGTCGTTCAAGACCGCTTTCCGATTCGGTAATATTCGTATTAAACGAAATGGATTCTTCTAATCCAAACTCGGGTGTTAATGTTAAAATATCGGTATTAGCCATAGTTTTTATCCGTATCGTTGAATGTTTCTTCGAACTGCTCTATTAGCCGGTAAATCATTACTAACAGCGCTAGAATATATATCCCCGTTTTGCTCTAACCTATCCCGGAAAGATCGTTCATCAATGGTTTGAATGTAATAATTGTTTACCGTTGTGTTGCCGCCCATATTCTCACCACGATTTAATCTGTTAAGATTATTTACACCTAAACCTTTCATAGCATTTCTATTAAGAACACCTTCACCGGCTAATAACGTTGCCGGGACCTCACCGCCGCTATGGAATTTCTGACGGTATCCAGAAGCAGACGGGCGGGCCCCGTAGCTTGACGACTGTCCGTGGTGCATGTACCCGCCGGCATGAGCCCCTGCCCCTGCGCCAATAAGTGTTCCAAATCCCATCTTAATAAATGCTTTTTGAATTCCGATTCTAATTAACATTTTTAATACTGTATCTCCAAAAGCAATTACAACATCTTCTAATTCCCTGAACTTACCGTGCATAGCGTTAAAGAATAAATCTTCCCATGACTTAAGAGATGCCTGCGCGAAACTCTTATTTAATTCGTCTCTTACCTTTTGAAATTCCTTTTCTCTTTCTTCCTGTTTTCTTTGAACCACGACTACTGCTTCTAAGTTCCGAGCTTCTGCTTTATCAAGAACTTCTTTCTCTTTCTTTTTTTCATTCAGCTGTTCTAATGTTAGAACCATCCTTACCCTTGCCGTTTGCAAGTTTTCTAGTGCCCTTAATTGTTTTTCATAAATTTCAGGGTTATTTGTTTTTAAAGCAAGTTCAGCAACTCTTGTCTGCATACTGATAAGGTTATCGTACATCCCTATCTTTTTAGTTAAATCCGCTTCTAATCCAGAAACAGGGCTGTCCATTAACTTGAGTAGTTTATTTGCTTTCTCTAATAGCTCATCGTAAAATGGAAGAACAATGTCTTTTAATTTTAAAAACTTAACCATAAACGCACCGAGTTTTTCTTTAACATCGCTCCATTGATTACCTACTTTTGCTGTCTTACCGGCATACGTTTCAATATCTTTTTGTGCTGCCCCGCCGAATTTCTTTTGAATAAATTCTAATACAGCTGCAAACTTTTCTGATTTTGGAATTGATTTATCAATTATAATACCGTATCGAGACAGCTCCCCCGTGTAACCGGCGGCCGCTTTTGCAATAATTTGGGACGCGGATCCTAAATCCCTTCCGGTCCCGGTCGCAAAGTCAGCAGTTGCTTGAACGGCTTTTTCCATTTGAGAAGGAAGTACGCCACCAATAGAAATGAGTTTCTGCATGACTTCCATAATAGCTTCGTCACCGAACCGTGTTACTTTCTGAAAAGCCGCCGCCTGTTCTTGAAGTTGTTTATTAACATAAGCAGTTCCGGTCCCTTGTATCTGCATAGCAACGGACAATCTTTTTACAGCATCTTCTTGCCTCATCATAGCCGCTGTCAAAGAAGAAAATGCTCGCTGTAACGGACGGAAAACAAAAAACCATAAAAGCATGATGTTTCTTAACGCCCCAATTCGTCTACGTAAACCTTCTGTCGCTACACGAAAGCGGCCTATTTCTTTCCTTGCCTTGTCCGTATGCTTTCCGGTTTTCTGCATAGAAGCACTCATTTGATCTAATGATGTCTTCATTTCCTTACGGGATTTGTTCATTGACCTCTGCATACTTTTACGCATTTTCTCTATATCAGCAGAAAAGTTCTTTGCAGAATTAGATGATTTTTTGAATCCTCGTCTGATTTTTTCAGTAGCTAAATCATGGTATTCCGAAACGATTTGGATTTTATTCGGTTGTGTCATGCGGACTCCTATTTAATATCCTTATACCGACTCTTTTCTCTATGTACTTCTGCTGCTTCAAGTATATCGAAAATATCCATTAGCTTTACTGGCTGTTCTGATTTCGTTCCTCGAAACGGTAAGTATCCTTGTTTATAATCCGAGTACAATCTAATAAAATCTTTTACGTCAGGCCGGATATACTTCGCGGGACATCTGAATATTTCTTTTCCGTCAACAACATACTGAACACGTTCCGTCGGTTCATCACATCCCCGAAACTTCCGGAGTTCTGGTTTGTTCATACAATCATGGCAGTTGAGCCCCAGAGAAGAAACTTCAACCGCCAGTTCTAGTTTTTTTCAAGGTCCTCGCCAACTTGGTTTTCGCCCCAGATAACGTCAGACAATTCGTAAATATCGAATAACGGGATCCTTCTTAACAGATCTTCAGGTACAACGTCAGATTCCCTGTCGAACAGTTTTTCTTTTTCTGTCCGGAATTCTAACGTACCGAAATTTCTCCATCCTTTAAGTCCAAATTTCACAATCGCAAAAGCATCGATACCTTCATCATTCTTTTCAACAACAGGTTTTCCTTCTTCATCTTTTGTAACCTTTAAATTTGATTTAAGCATGCGTGATTTTTCAACAGAGTCAATAGGTCCAATAATCCATACAGTCGGGTTATCGCTTTTCACATCACTCTTTAAAATATAATCTTTGGTTTCTCCTACGGCAATAGGGTCAATCATCTTTTTTCTCCTTACGTTAAACTTATTTTTATATATTTTGGTGGAGCATCTTTTATTTGTTTTTTCGCCCACCTCGCCATACGTGCTCGTGCATATTTTCGAGTAGCCGGTGAAATACCAATAAACGGACGTGCTACCCTTCCACCTTTAGTAGGTACGCCTTGTTCTTGATGAATCAACGCAACTAAATCTCGTCGAGGACTACCAACACCGCGAACACTTACGGCGTATCTATTCTTACCAATCTTCTTTGTATAAATGTTTCTAAACATCATAGCTGTTGCGTGTAACGCACCTTCCGGCCATGTATATCCTTTTTTCCTTTTACGTTTAATTGTTTCTTCTTTTAACGGGGCAAACGCACCTCCTAGTCCATACGGAGATTTCTGCTGACGAATATTCCGTTTAGAATCTTCAACGATCTTTTTAGATATCTGTTCTAACGGAATACTCGCATCAGAAAGTTTCGGTATTTTGAAATTCATGGTTATTTCAAATCTAAACTCACTTGCCATAATTTTATCCAGACGAACTTGAACTTGACGAGCTCGATGAAGAAGAAGAACTCGACGATGAAGAAGTTCCAAATGTTAAACTAAACTCATCGTCCCCTGTATCTGAATCACTGGTACATATTTCACACGTTGCGTTAATAACGCCGATTCCCTCTCGATCGCCTTTTGTTACTCCGGTATATCTTACAGCCGGTAAAGATAATTCCAGGAGGTTACCGTTAGAATCATTTATCCGGATCGTAACCGCCGCTGTTGTTCGAGCAAGCAACTTAGAATAATAATCATGGGTTGCAATCGCAACGAGTTCCGGGTCAAATGTCATAACGGGATTGCGACCAGTAACTTTAGCGTAGTCAATTCCGCTCGCATCTGACGGTTTTGGGGAAATAACAATATCGTTCTGCATATCGATTTCCATATTATCAAGAGTAAGAATATCCCCGAAAATATCGACCGTAGCGCCCATGAACATAAACGGCACCTGCGCCGGATAAGAAGGAGATAGAAGGGCCGTGTCTGCATGAGATGAATATTTACCTTTAAAATCGAATTCACACATGACAGGTTCACCGACTTTAAACTGGAACTTAGCGTTTCCGGCACACCCGGCTAATGTCTTTGTTATTCCATCAAGGAACTCTTTAATTGTGCATGTCGTAAAACTGCTGGAGATAGGTGTGATTATATTAGACACACCTGCTGACAATGCCTCTGCAAAACCACATGCTTTTAAACAAGGAGAAATAGGGACGGTCGTGCCTTTACTTCCGGACGCGGGTGCCATTAACTCTGCGCGGAAAGTCGCTGTTCCTAATCGTGCCCCGGGTTCAGAGACAATGTTCGACATGTGTTTCATTACCGGCCTGCGTTCGTGCTGTTCAGGAACAATATCAATTACGGGGTCATACGCCAATAATTGAGCTTGCGCTGCAGCAATGGTTTCAGCGACACCGCTGTTGGTTTCTGTTTTTACGCCTAACTGGCCAATCCTTGTTATTTTTGACACCATTTCAAAACCTCCTTGATGGTTATTAAAAGACTATCCGTTCTGCAACGGATAGATTAATCTCAACTATATGGCATAAAACATCGCCGAGTTTCCCTTCTGAAAAGGTCCACGTAATCGGGAAATTAACAATATTGGCAACTCCGTTTAATGTTGGTTGACTACGGAATTCATTTATAACTAAATCCGTTAAGTCCTGGAATGTTTTTTCACTTGCGAGCTCGTCACTTAGTGCATAGAAACCGCGAATAATAAAGTTATGTGTACGATCTTCCCGGCCACCGGATCCTCCGTAAGGGTCACTATCTCCGGTTACGCGCTGTATTTCCCACGTATTGACCTTTGAATCTTTAATAAACAGATCCTTATATGATTCCCAATGATTCACGAACCGTTTATAATCGTACACCGTACCGATGCCGGATGCCAATTCGATCAATGTTTTAATTTGTGTGCGTACCAAAGATAGTGACATTATGGATTCCTTTGTTTATAATGTAATATTTTATGGCAATTAGAACAAAGCAATATGCAATTCTTCAATTTTTCAGTTAATTTTTCTATGGAACAACCATAAAAATTAATTCCAAGAGACTCTTTTTCTTTCGGTTCTAAATGATGAAACTCATAACAACATAATTCAAATTTGCCATTACATGCTGAACATTTTCCACCTTTTAAGTCTACAAAACATTGTTTTCGTTTCGCATGCCTCGCACGAAAATTCTTCTTTATATAAGCTTTGGTATAAGCCTTGGTATAAGCCTTTCCACGTTCTTTTTTCTTTTCTGGATATTTTTCTGTATAAGCCCTATTATGTTTTTTAACTTTTTCTTTATTGTTTTTTCTCCAATTACGTTTGTATTCTTTTGTAATCATAATATATATATTTTATTTAGGGGTAGAGAAACAAGGAAGGGAAACGTATAGACACGTTTCTTAGGTAGGGCAATTCTTCCTATGATCTCCGCCTTTATAAACATCTTTGCCTGGGGATAAATTTTATCGGTACGCGGAAGGATGCGTAAGATAATCGCCAAGAGAACCGGGAAGTTTAATATCGAGATCCCTTACAACAACGCTTGCCGCTGCTTTACCTTTAGCGTCGCCAAGACCCATCAATGCCTTATAAACGTCTTGACGTTCTTTCGCCATTTCAACGTACTGGTCAGACTTGCGTTGGTAATCGACACTATCAGCATCGATCGTTGGTTCTGATGATTGCGCGAATTTAGCCGCTAGAGCCCAGAAACAAAGAGCCGCTGTTAAGTTAATAACAGCTTCTGAATCGCCATCGTTGATACTGTTAGATTCCGCTAATAACGTATGCGGAAGCGCATATTCAAATCGCATAACCCGGCCTGTAGCCGGAATGAAATGTGTTGTTTTAAAGTAAAGAGTCGCTGTACCGGAAACGTTTTTCTTATAAAACATGTAATAGTTTTCATCGACATAAACAGGGTTCTGGACCGAATAAGTGCTGGTATGCGCCGGGTATTCGATTCTGCTTTTTATATAAGAAAACCCTTCAACCCAATCCGTTAATATCGTATTACCTTCTCCGATACTCCACTCGTAAGTCGATCCGTCACCGGTAATTTCAGATACCTTTACCCTGGGTCGGTCTTTTGAAAATATCAAAACCGCCTGATCTAAAAATCGGTGAACGTCGTCGGGTTCAAGAAACTCTGCTGCATCTTGAATAAGCGCCCTTGACCTTGCTATATAATCTTCGTGTTCTAATGACATAATATTATTCGTGATATATTTTTACTATATCTCCGGCTCCTAAACCGGTTTGCCCTTCATCAAAATCAAAAACTAAACCGTTTGTAAAAAGAGCAGGTTCGAAATTCTTCTCCGCTTGAAGTTGCGCGTTTTGATGAATAACAATAATTGGATTATCATTCGTGTCTTCTAACGTCAGAATATCGCCGTCAGCAGCAGAAATGAGTTCAACTTTTGTGATGTTAAGTGGATGCCCTGGGGCACGGATGGTTACGTGAGCGCTGAACGTATCTAAGATGATTGGATTTGTATTTACATTGTTTGACATATCTTCGTCTCCTTGTTCGTTTCTTTAACAGAATTAAGATCAGGGCGGGGTTAACCGCCCTGATTGCTTGGTTGTTAAGTGCTACTTGAACTTGAACTTGAACTTGAACTGGAGGAGGAAGAAGAAGATCCACTTGCCTGGACTTTGGTTGACAGTGCGTACCAATATGAACCGTCACACCAGAAATCCGTCGTTTCATATTTAGCAACAAGCGCTGTATCGTAAGCCGCTCCGCCGCCGCCGAATCCGGCCGCAACGTAAACGTTTGCCTGGTCGCTTGTTGTTACACGAACAAGAATCCCTTTTAAATTTTCGGAAGCTGCCGGCAATGTGATTGTCGCGTTCCCGCCGGTTACCTTAAGAAACTGATTACCGTCTTCCAGGATGTTGTTTTCCGTTAAGGAATAATCAGCTGATTTAGATAACGTTGTTCCTAATTGGTTTGCTGCTTGATATTTGTATCTCGTTCTTTTAGACATTTTAATTCCCTCCAATTAACATTAAGTATTTCTCAACTTAACAGCTGCGGGGGCCCTTACCCCCGCATAGCCATTAATATTAGTCACTGCTCGAAGAACTCGAAGAACTAGAACTTGACGAACTAGAACTTGAACTCAACGAACTTGAACTCGATGAAGATGAGCTCGATGAAGATGAACTAGAACTTGAAGAACTTGAACTCGAACTTAATGAACTTGAAGAACTCGAACTTGAAGAACTCGAACTTGAAGAACTTGAACTCGACAAACTTGAACTCGAAGAAGATGAGCTCGATGAAGAACTAGAACTAAAAGAACTTGAACTCGAAGAACTTGAACTCGAAGAACTTGAACTCGAGGATGAACTCGAAGAACTTGACGCTTGCGCTGTACCGCTGACATCTACATTATACGCGTACCAATATGAACCGTCACACCAGAAATCCGCTGTTTCATACTGGCCTAAATTTGCAATATCATAATTTGCACCGCCGCCACCAAACCCGGCCGCAACGTAAACGTAACCACGATTCGTTGTCGTGACTCTGACAACAATACCTCTTAATGGTTCACTAGCCGCAGGGAGTGTTAACTTCGCGTGAGTGGTGAGCTTTATGAATTGATTTCCGTTTTGAAGAATATTATCTTCGGTGAGAGAATAATCTGCATCCTTCGATAAAACAGTACCAAATTGGTTTGCAACCTGGTACTCAAAAGCTGTTTTCTTTTTGTGTTGTGTTCTTCCTGCCATGATTAATCCTCCATTAGATTTAGCATTTTTCAGCTAAACAGCTGCGAGGGGGGTTAACCCCTCGCATAGCCATTAATATTAGATTAATTTATACGATTCCGGCCGCAAACGCGCGGTAGTCAACAACAGCTCCACCATACTCATGGCGGACTTTGTATCGAATCGTATCATAAACAAATACATTACCAACCGTCGGCTGGTCCTGTACTAAGATTTCAGGATCTTGTTTACCGTTTAAGAAGCCCATTTCAATACCTTCAATATCTTTCGTTTGTGCTGAAAGATAGAAGTTATTTTCGTCTCCTCTAAGGTAAGGACAAATCTGAGGCTCAAACAATTCGCGAACTGTGTTGTCAGCTTCTTCTGCTGATTCAGGATTCTTTTCGGATCTCTTTAGAGTAAGAGCTTTAGCCCTTAATCCACGAGGCACCCAAAGGTTGACGTTATCTAACCCGAGCAGATTTGTGATAATTGAAACTGTTTGACCATCTGCGTGAATAGCTGCGGTCGTTCCATAAAGACCTCTTGAAACCGTAACAGCGTCAGTTGCAATGCTGTCAACACTAAGGATCTCACCGTCGCACCAGAGTAAATCGCCGGCGTGAATGTACTGCCCGTCTCCACCTGTAACGTTAAGTGCTGTTCCGGCCGCGTCAGAATCAAAAGTCGTTCCAGCTGCCGCTAACGTTGAGAATCCCAATTCGCATTGGTAGTACATATCGTTCAACAAATCATACAGATTGTCATGGCTGAACGCTGCTGTACGATAATTCTTATGAACAGCTGCATAAAGAGCCGCGCTGTCATAAATCATACCGCCGTTGATAGTACCGGCTGAAACGTTTAACATCAAATCAAAAACAAATCGGTTTAATGTTAAGGCCGCGGCTTTACCAACTTTGCCAGGTATTTTTTGAAGGACTTTCAAATCGTCGTCGATAATCATACGTCGTGTGACCGTAATCATACCACCTTTGGTTAGAACAGCGTAAGTCGCTTCGCTGTCAGTCGGGAATCCAAGTTCATCGTAGCTCGGTGTTGCTGAGTCGATTGGAGTACCGGCAACAGTTCTAGCGGCCTGAACGGTCGGTAACACACCGAATCCGCCCCACTGAATTCTTTCCTGCAATTTGAAGTCTTTGATAGGAACAGCAACAGCGATCTTCTGCCATTGCGGATCAACGCCTTTATAATCCGGAAGCATACGTCTTTGCATTGAATACCCAAGAGCATACGAGAAAGATGCTTCGGTTGCTTCACGCAATCTTGTCATTGCTTTTGGACCAAGAGAACCCGAAACCATCGGGTCGTCGGTGTATGCGATATAGGCTTCTTTTAATGAACCGAAACCGTCAACGCCGTCATACGCGTTTTTATCTTCTTCTTCGGGTTTATACCCAACCATCAAGTCAAGAGACGCCTGCAGACGGTCAACTGAATCTCTTTCGACGAACATACCTTCTGAATCGCCGAGGTCGATGTTTGATCCGCTTTCAACTAATTTAGCAAGGGTTTCTCTTTCTTCCTTAATGGATTCTTTCAAATCGGTTTCTTTGAATATTTTACCTTCAAATGCACGTTTGATTTTCGAACGTACAACTTCAGGAAGATTGCTTTCATCAAGAGCTAATTGAAGCATATCTTTACATTCACGGACTTTTGCTTTCTTTTCCATGTCAGCAAGACGGCCTTCAACAGCTTTTGTTTTCTTTTCCAATTCTTCATCTTTTTCTTTTTTCTTAGCTTCTTCTGATTTGTTTTTTTCATCATCTTGTTTCTTCTGAAGAAGATCTTTTTTCTTTTTCAATTCTTCCTCTGACAAATCGGCATCGTCAGCTGAAAGAATTTCTTCATCCGTCTTTGCAGCAGGCGGGTCTTCATCAGCATGAATAAGTTTTTGAAGATTACCTTCGGCATCTTCGAACTTACCTTCTTTAACATCTTTTGCAATTTTCTTAATCTTATCAAGATTTTTGCTTTTCTTATCTTCTGCTTCTTTAAGCACGTTCTGAAAAATTCCATCAACTTCTTCTTGTGTGACATTATTAATGTCAACGCCTTCAAGAATCTTTGAATTCCATTTTCTTAAAGCCTCGAGCAACTTTTTAAAATTCATTAATAGTCCTCCCTCTGATTCGTTTATACCTTCCATAATTTTAAGCAACTCACCTCCGGCGGCAGGTTGCGTTACGAAATCCGTGCTGAATACGCGTTTAATTCCGGTAACAAAAGCGACCGGAACGCCGTTCATCATGCGGACTGATGAAGGTCCCTCAGCATTGATTGATAATCCTAGTATGTTTTGTACGCCTTTTTTCCAGGCGCTCACCAACATCTCTTTTAGTTTTCTAACAGGATCGGTGTCAAGCAAGCTCAAATGAGCCGTTAATCCTGTTGATTCTCTGCCTTGTATTTTAACGGTTTCATACTTAACATTTTCAAGGAAACCGGCTGTTTGGAGGGGAAATCCTTCGGGGCGTATCTTTTCGATCGACATTGGGATGTGATCAAAGTGTTTATTTTTCCATTCATAAAAACAAACCTTTGATTTTTCAAACACAGAGATAGCGTTCTTTAATGCTTCCTCTGTATAAAATTTTCCGTTCTTTGAAAGTCCTTTTTCAATAATCATGACTTTCCATACATTGCCTGCAGGGCCGCTTTCTAAAAGAGAAATAATATCTGATTGCTGGATCTTAATAATCTTCTTCATATTAGATTATTTCCTTTGCAAGTTCTTTACTTATCCGGTTCATTACATCCGCGCGGTTCTCTTTTGCGGTATCGGATGCGGGTTCGAATGACATGTATTTTATCTTATGAGATTTAAGCCATGCTTGTGCTTGTTCAGGAGTGAACCGTCTTTTGCTAAAACGGTATGATTGAGTTTTCATTGCATCGTCAGTTTCCCCTTTAGATTTCTGTATAATAACAGAGATACCAGGGGATATTGACTTCCGACGAGTAGTTGCGGCGTTAGAAGGCACAGGAGACTTGATTCTAGCTGAATGTTCGTTAGGAAAAGGGATGTAACACCTCCTGCTGATTGATAGAACGATATAACTATCTATTAAAAGTATAGTTATAAAAAAGCTTACTTGTCAAGGAAAACTTTATTTTCTTATATTTGGGTTGTTATTCTCTGAAAACTTTACAGACGCTTTTCCATCCTTTATTTCCTTCATGGCATCAATCTTATGCCCTTCAGATTCCTTTTCCCACCCCTTTAAATGCGATTCACAAAACCATGCGTGGGCCATTCCCTCAGCCCATAACACTTCATATTTCGGAGTATTTGAACACTTCATACATTTGTCTCTGCTATTCTGCGATTCTTTTACAATTTTCCAGAAATCAGCATTTTTAGACTCTCTTGTTAATTTATACTTTCCGGTTAACGAACCACCTGAAAATTCAAATACTTTTTCCAAATCATTTATTTTTTCTATACTTATTTTTCCTTCATCCAGCTTCTTAATCCACATAGGATGTATTGTCTGATTCATTTTAGAATTAGGATGTAAGTACATCACGGACTCTGATACACGGAAGAGCTCGTTGTTCTCCGGCATCATATACGCCGTGCCCTCTTTAAAAGATTCTGAAATTAAATCGCTTCTTGAAAGGTAAATGTTCCGGTTCGATTCAGTAACAATAATATGATCTTCGACCTTTTTACCTTCAAGAAAATCCGGTTTACGCCATTGCTTAATATACATATAATTCTCAATACTATGCTTCGATTCTCCTAGACTAATATTAGTATCAATCTTAATATTGGAAACGAACTCAACAATATCTTCCGCTATATCCATATCAACAGAAGAAAGGAGCCCGGACTCTTTATTCTCTTTCATCGGGTAATTCGATACCATTAACTCATTTTTCCTTGTCATGTGCCCTGAACTCGGTGCTGCAAGGTTATACTGCGAAAGCAGTTTACGTGAAAACTTTGCTTCTTTCCAACCATCACAAACCTCGTAAGTTATCATCCACTTACCTGGGACAGTCTTACTGAACGATTCGAATTCTTCCTGAGTCGGACAGAATTTCCAGTTCATCTTAGCGCTTGGATACGGTGGATCAAGAAACGTAAAGGATTCAGGAGTCGAATGTTTTTTAACGAATTCCTTATAATCCATATTCTCAATCGTTACGTCTTTAAGACGTTCTTTTAATTTCATTAACCGTGTCGGGACCTTCATAACATCCCCTTCAGCACGGCCGTCATAAGAACGCATTTCACCGGCATCCGAAGCAGCTTTAAGATAAGCAACCCGGTAAAACCTTTCTGCTGGATCCCCGGACTTCTCGTTCTCTTTATGCGTGGCAAGGAGTTTCTTAAACACGACTTCTTTGGTTGTCCATTCCTTGCTTTCTAAAGATTTTAACTGTTCATCCGAAAGGTTCTTCATGAAATTAAAACAGAAATAAATTTCTTCATCCCTGTCATTAATAAATTCAGGCACTCCTTCCTGTTTATTTTTCCTGAACAATATACTACCGCCTCCAATAAATGCTTCCACATACTTTTTATGATCTGGAAACAAAGGAATGAGTTTACCTGCAACAAAGAATTTTCCACCCGGAGAACCAAACGCGGGCTTCACTCCTTCCATGATTCTAACTTCCTTACCCGTATCAGGCGGGTTATCCGAATAGTTTTCAATTAATGCAATTAAAAAATTCTTTGCTCTCATTTATTCACCCTCCCCTGGTTTTTCTTCTCCTCCTGGATCAATAGGAGTTTCTTCTTCTTCTTCTTCTTCTTCGTCCTTTTTCTTTTTTTCTTCTTCTTTTTCCTTCTCAGTTAAAAAACTTTCTGACCCTATTTGAGATATCATTGTCTTAATAGAATTTTTAGCGTCACCTTCTGCTAGCCATTTCTTATCAACGGCAAGAATTAATCCTTCAATAAATCCTTTAAAGGTTTCCGCTAACACTTTATTATCTTTAGATACGATTGGCGGTGTATGTATTTTAAATTTGCGGTTTACTTTTTCAGATAATGTTTTCGCTAAGATCGCTTGGTCAATGACAAAATTAATCATTCTTACATAATGGAACTTTATCATTTTTTGTTTACGACGTAATTTTTTTAATGTAGGAAGACCCATTTCCATAGCTGTTGCCCGGGTTGTTTTAGACCCCTCAGCAAACCAGTGTTCAGGATATCCGGCCCCACCTAATATTTGATTTTTAAAGAGTCGTGCTTCATTAGAAGCATCTGCTCCTTGCAATTCCGGTGAAATAATACTGAACTTTACTTTCTGGTTATGCGCTCTGATAGATCCCGGGCGCCGGTCCGTAGGTAACGTTTTAATGAATTCCTGTAATTCTTCTGTGTTCATATCCTCACATTCAATGTCTTCAAAGAATGTGTTAAGAAGAAACGCGCGTTCTAATCGTGCAAAAAGAAACTGGTCATAACCGTCAAGCCAATCGGCTAATGATAAAAGGTCAGAACGTCCACGCGTTGCACTTACAGGTTTATTGATTGTAAAGAAAAAACAATCTCCGATTAGTTTCCCAAAACTTTTAGACCTTGTGTTTCTGTCAATATTAATGATTTTTAAATCACGTATTATTTGACCTCTTGGTTTACGCCATTGTAATACAGCATTAATTCTTGGGTTCTGTTTATCCTTCTTAACCTTAATAATAGTGGCAGGATCAACGTATCCTAACTTAACAGCTCCATTAACAGAATTAACCCAAACAGGAAAACAATTTTCTCCGAACTGACATAATTCTGTAACGTTATCATAAATGTTTTCATCTAAATTATTGTCAGGGTCATTCCAGAAATTGTCGATGACCTCAAAAACATCCGGATCTTCTGCTGTATAAGTGAATCCATCACCAATACAAAAATCTGTTATTATTTCAATAACTCTTTTAGCCATAGGATTAGAGTCGTAAAGATAAAAAGCAATGTCCTGCATCCTTCTTTGTGTCATTTGGTTCAAATCACGATTAGAATCTATCGTCAAGGACCGCCACAGTGCATCTTCCCCGCCCGTATTTCCTACCATCGGATATGCTTCCTGGATCCGTTTCCCCAATGCAGTTACTCGTTTTTTTCTCGCTTCAAAATTCTCGGTTCTTTCTCCTTTTTTTGTCATGGTAACATCACTCCTTTTCTTTCAATCCGGTGATTAGAAATTACAGAAGACACAGACGCTGCCCTCGTTGATGAATTCCTAATAATTTTATTTTCTCCTTCTTCACCACGTTCAATCCGTTCGTCAGAATCTAAACAAACAACGGCTGCCGGAACTTTTCTTCGTGGAAGAAGAACATTAACTCCGTATTCAACGGCATTTACAGCATGAGTATATTTATTGTCAATATGATCTTTTTTCGTTTTATTTAATTGAAGCATCTTTATACACTCAGAAAACTTTATACATGTCGATTCTTTTGATACGTTGAACTGCGGTTTCATTATTCCGTTTACATCAACAAAAGATTTTAAACATTCTTTCATACATTTCATTTTTTCATCGTTTGATAATTCCCGGTACTTAATATCAATGGCCTGGTTGCTTAACAATCTATATTCATCAATCACACTCGTTTTTGTTTGCCGACTACGTTTATCGCCTGATTTATCACCGATGAACTTAATATCTTTAATTTCTCCGTTATACCCTAAGTGTGCAAGATTTTCTCTCATTTTTGGAAGCAACTCGCGCGTAAGCAGGTTTCGGTAAATCTTATAATATAATATGAACAATCGTTTATAAACATCCATTTGAGCCCATAGATATACTTCACCAGCAAGACCGAAATCCATGAAGCAATACAACGGCCGTTTATTATTCAAATAAATTTTATGACTCATTAAATGAACTTCTTCTTTATATTCCGGGTACGATCTCGATGATAACGCAACGTCATACCGTACTTCTAATTCCTGTGCAATTTCTTGCGGTGTCATAGCCGCTGTTTTCTTTTTATACCACTCGTCTGTTTTATTTGGATGTTCTTTCCAATGAAACCGTAATTTAACGAACCCTGAATTTTTCATATCTCCAACCTCAGCAAACTTACTATTCACTTTATCCTTAGGCGGCGTTGAGTTGAGAATTATACAATTCGTTGCGTTACGGATCCCTTTAAACATTTCGTCAAGACATTCAACGTGAGCTGCTTCATCAACAAAAATAACCTTATACTGTGAATCTCTACCGGCTCGAGGGTTTGACGATTCGCCTTTAATAACAGAATTCATTTTATGCACACCGAACGTAAGGTATGGATTGTATATTTTCGGCTTTAAGAACGGCGGTAATCTTTGATAAATAAACGCTAACCGTCCGTGTAAAGAGTGAAACGTGTTCCCGGAATCCTGGACCTCGGGTTCTTTCCTTGATATATTCAAGGCCGTAAATCCTTTTGTGTATAAAACGTTCCATAACTGCCACCCCATAATTGTCCAAGAAATACCCATATCCCGCGACTTGTCAATAAAGAGGTCATCAAATTTCATTAATTGAGGAACAAGTTTTTCTCTTTGATGTGGATAAAGAACAAACGGAACAATCGAAGGAGTTATCCTAGTATCAATAGTCCATACGTAATTATCGAACCAGTAAAGAATACCTTCAACATTCGGCTGAGAACATTTCTGATATTCCGCAACTTGCCATTCCCTGGCCTTTTGTGGAGAAAGAGAATCGATTTTAGATTTCCAATTTACACGTTCCATGTTTACCCCATATCATCTGCGCTTAAATATTTCGTTTCCTTATCAGTGGTTTTAATACTACCACAAAGAAACACTTCTAATTTAACCAACCTTTCAAAATCACGGACAGAACATTTTGCAATATCGCCTTCAACATCCTTCCCGTCTTTACCCTTACCACCTAACAACTTTAATTTTGCTTTATCAATAAGGTCACGGACAGTTGATATTCTATCAATACGCTGTTCTTCAAGAAGCACATTCATCTGTTCGGAAATCTTTTCTTGAAAGACTTCTAGCCGCATTTGTAGAGGTTTAATTCCTCTCTTAGTATCACCACGTTTAAAATACTTCTGTGCTGTAGCAAAACAAATCCCGGCTTCTTTCGCCGCTTTCTTCAACGTTACGCCATCAGCGAGATAAGAAAACAATTCGTCAATCTTTTCGTTGGGGATAGTGTATCTATACCCGTACCCTTCTTTTTTTTCTTTTGGTTTTTTTAAATTCTCTAAAGAATTTTTATTCATTATTCTTTCCATATTAATGCGCCTCCTTCTGCCTTACAACAAACTCGATTGCTCCTGTACGTTTATCGGCGGCTGAGTTATACGTTGCGTAGAAAAATAAAACGAACCTGCCTACACGTAACGTATATTTATACCGCAACTGTTCACCGGCTATGGTTGCAACTGTTTCTACTAATGCCGGGGTCGTTGTCCCGTATTCCATTATTAATACTTTTGCGCTTCCTGCGTCTGGTGTTTGTGCTACGCCCGCGATCTCAAACGCACCGCGAAACGTAACATGATCCCCAACATAATACGTCTTTTTTCTATTAGGCATTTGATTTAATCCTCCCTTCCGTAAACATCTATGTACCCTTTGAATCTATAATTACTCGTTTCATCCTCAAATTCATAATGGTTAATTCTGTCAATACTCATTGACGAACTGGAACTCATTGAACTTGAACTCGAGGAAGAAGAACTCAATGAACTTGAACTCGACGAACTTGAACTCGAGGACATTGAACTTGACGACGATGAACTTGACGACGATGAACTTGACGACGATGAACTTGACGACGATGAACTTGAACTCGATGAAGAAGAATCCGAGGACATTGAACTCGATGAACTTGAACTGCTTGACGATGAACTCGACGACATTGAACTCGATGAACTTGAACTGCTTGACGATGAACTTGAACTCGACGAACTTGAACTCGATGAACTTAGACTCGATGAACTTGAACTTGAACTTGAACTCGACGAACTTGAGCTCGAGGACATTGAACTTGACGACGATGAACTTGAACTCGATGAACTTGAACTCGAGGACATTGAACTTGACGACGATGAACTCGAGGACATACTTGACGATGAACTCGAAATTGACGCGCCATTATCTGAACTCGAACTTGAACTCGATGATGATGAACTCGATGACGATGAACTGCTTGACGATGAATTCGAGGATGAAGAACTTGAAGAACTGCTTGAAGATGAACTCGAACTCAATGAACTGGACGATGAAGAACTCGAAGACGATGAACTCGAGGATGATGAACTAAGTGAACTGCTTGACGATGAACTCGACGAACTCGAACTTAAAGAACTCGATGAACTAGAACTCGATGAACTAGAACTCGATGAACTAGAACTCGATGAACTTGAACTCAATGAACTGGACGATGACGAGCTCGATGAACTTAAACTCGAGGAACTGGAACTCGACGACGACGAACTCGAACTTAAAGAACTAGATGAACTCGACGACGACGAACTCGAAGAAGAAAACGTATCCCAGTTAAATACACTGTCAGAAACGAATAACTTCCATACGGCCGCCGTTGTAACATCATCAAGGATCACTTCATCATCTTGGACCGTTACCGTTACTTCAGTTCCACGAACGCCATCGTTAATGAACATTTTAAAATATGTTCCTGCATTAACGGTATCTTCAAATATCGGTTCGTCTTGAGCCGCGGATTCTGTTGCCGTCCACTTCTCAACACCGTCGTCTATTTGATACGACCATTTTATTGCTGTAGTTCTGTCTTGTAATATATATTCGCTTGCCATTTATTTAGTTCCTTTACTGCCATTTACCATAAAATAAACCACAATTAAATGTTCTATCTGGAGCAATCGGAGATTCTTCTTCTTCCTCATAATCATAAGAAATAAGTAACCTCGGCCTTTTTGCTTCTGTTCCATGTTCACTGTCATACGCCGTGAAAATAGCATTATCCTGTAAATGAAAACACAAATTAACTTCGCCACCTTCTCCAGTTTGTAATTCTACATAACTGGAAAAAGCCGTAGCTGCATCTTCGGAAAAATTGATTGTAGAATCCGCGGCCTCTTGTCCTGTAATATTATACGTTGCTAAATACCCGACACCTGTTTTCCACGATCCGTCAATATCAGTTGTTGCGTTCCTTGCTCCAACCGTCCCCCAACTGTTTCCGGTTGAATAGACATTCCATGTCGATTGTGTTTCATGCCAGTCACGTAATCCTTTAAACGCATTAACGATCCCTGAAGCAGACGGCGATGCACTTAGCGTCAATCGTGGTTCTACGCCTCTAATATCAGCGGTATCAGGCAATGAACTCGTATCAAACTTCGCACAAAACGATCGGTCAGAACTCACACCACCTGAAGTTTCAAACGATAAACAGGACGTTCCGCTACGACTACCCGAAATTGAATTTGTCCATCCGCAAGTATATGCTCCGGCACCGGAAGCGTCGCCGTACCCTAACGAAGCGTTCATCCCATACGCAGGCGTATATGCGTCATATAGTTTATCTGTAATAACACCGGTAACTGTATTGCCATCATTAACGACGTTTGATATTCCACTGACAACAATCGCATTGCTCGTTTGCGTTGTAATCGTACAAGAATCTTCACCAGTACAAACGGCTTCTGGTGCTTGCTGTTCCGCACCACAAATTGTCGTCATTCCAAAAACTATGTCGATTGACGCACCGGAATCAAATGTGGCTATTGCGTTATACGTTCCTATATCCGGATTTAAAAGATAATAGAGTGAAGAACGTTCTCCCTGCCAATATGTACGAGCTGCCCCTGGGTAAAGAATGGCTGAATCGCCGTTCCACGTAACGGAATTAGGTGTTGTATCTCCGATCTCTTCGGTCCCAACATGAAAAATGGCTATCTGATTAGCACATTCTGTTACGGTGTTTTCAATCGTTTTTGAATCGCAATCATCACAAGAACCGCTGACGCTTGATGCACCGATCGAGGACCCACCAATATCGAGGACCTGGACACCTAACCCGGTAGTATCTAAATTCGTATTGGCGTTATCGCCATCTTCAAACATAATGTCTTCACTGGCATAAATCGTTACTTCAAATTCTGCCGGCGGCTGACTACACGATAAATTACAGGTATTGTTTTCCCAACAATGTCCATTAGATTCGCACGTTGTTTCCGTACACTTTGTCAAATCACCTAACGCACAAAGAGTTGAATCTGCTTGAACGGTATTACACATTTCGGCTGTCGTACCGTCGTTGTCATGCCAATAACAGTCGGGGCCCACTGTTTCACAATTCGATTCAATACATTCCCCGCACGTATCCGCACATTCGGGTTCGATTGGATCTCCAATACTCCATGCAACGGTATGTGTTTGTATGGCGCCAGCAATCGTGAATTTACAGATACCTTGATCTGATACCGTACACCCGGCACCCACGCCGTTCTTTGTAATTGTCCAGTCGTTCGATGTATCGAGCCCTACTATAAGAACGTCAATATCCTTCGTATCATCTGAATAGAATTCAACGGTTGACCCTGATTTAAAGTCACTCATACCCTCTGCTTTAACGAATCGTTGCGGATCAAAAACGGCAAGATCGCCGTTTAAGTAAGACGTGAACGTTGTTGTGGTATCATCTTCAGCGTTAAAAAGAGCTACAACTCTATCATCTGCATTTTCAACCATAGCGCCCTGGACATCTTCTCCGGCCAACGCTGTTATTTCTGTATATGTCCCGGTCCCTCCGGCATGAAGAACATTCAAGAATGGATAAAGAGTAAATCCGTTTGCAGGATTAACTTTTAACCTTAATTGATACCCGAACATTTCTTGTGTATTAACAGGGTTCGCGCAGAACCAATGCGGTGTTGCACAATGCGGCGCACTTGACATTGTGATTGTCTCGTTTGTGTACCCGTTCATGAACGTATAAAATTCCATTGTTTCGCCGTTATCCGTCCACGTAAATTTATCTCCTGATTTACTTGGAGATCCATCTATATTTAATACATATGTATGATTAAAGTTACCGTCAAGAGCGCGATCGTACATATGATGCATCCGTCGATCCATATTATATTGTGAGGCAGAGCTCATACACGAAGTCGAATCCGGCCGGCAAGCCTTAACACGATTGAATAGGAACATCGTATCTGTTCCATCCGGGTTATGCCTAAACAAATGCTGATTAGATGATTCATCAACAAACGGTTCTATTCCGTAAGCGTTACCGGGATCGCTGTTGTGCCAAAACCCGGACGTAACGCCTTTATGATACATATAATCTGATCCCGATTCGTAATTCGCTTGCCCTGACGCTTCTTTCATACTGTTAAAACCGCCAAGAATAAGTAAACCACTCTGCCAATTCGTATCGTTAAATTCGATTCCATAATAATGTTTTCTTGACGTAACAACCCATCCCCCGTTTCGCCATAACTCCCAATTCTCTAACATCCGCCAGTCATGGTCATAAAAGAAATGCGGCCGTTCGTGACTAACAAAAAACGATTCTGGAGAAGTCCATCCGCTATGCCAAAAAGCCTGTCCTTGTTTCGGTGCGTTAAATGACGTAACACCAGACGGCTGTGTCTGTGTTGCGTAAGGATCCACAAAAAGACCATATCCAGGGTTAACGCACGAAGTTGTATCTAATTGGTCATAAGCGTACCGTAAATTGGCATTGTCTCCCAGATATGACAAACCTGCATATATTAACTGCGACCTAAGCATAACGTGTGTTCTGTTATAGTCACTGGCAACGTCGCCCCATTGATAATGTTGAGAATAATTTGGCACCATACGTTGTATGTAAACATTCGCCATATCATCCCAGTATTGCGTTATTTCAGGAAACACATCCGTTTCGCCTTCACAAACAGCCGCTCCGGTATCAGCACAAAAATCGTTAATGGCATGTACCGCCATCATAATATAACCTATGGTATTCTTATTATATTCACTCCCCTCAACAAAATCACCGTCAGCCCATTGATTAAACATTCTATAAACACATCCGCGTACAGTCGGATTGGTGCCATAACAACCGGCATCTTTTTCTGCCTGTGACGGAACGAGATCTCCCCACCCACCATCAAAACAACCGACACCAGTAGGTGCATTGCTTAAATTTCCGTCCTTTGCTAAAAGATAAAGAGTAACGCCAGAAAAGAATCCTACCACTTCATCAGTATCGCTTCGTAACGGTCCCGGGTGCGGATCTGCTACGGAAGCACTTCCAGGGACATACTGACAGTTATCCCCATCTGTCATAATGGTTATCATTTCATCCATATCCGATTCCCATGCAGACCGGCTGCCGGAAGAAACAACGCCGCCGCAGAAAGAATAAGTTAATGCCCTTGACGTTGCACAATTACGGAACGTATTTCTCATATGCCCCGTTGAGTAAGAAACCCATGGATAATCTGAGTCCGGATCGCAAGTCCATGCGTCGTTGTAAGCTGTATCGCAATACGCAGAATTGCTTTCAACTTTATACATCAACGCATGTTCAAATCCAAAGCTTTGGGTATCTCCAGTACACGTATTCGCATCTGCTTTCGCTTTATAATTAACATAAATCGGATGATTTGCAGATTTCATCGCCGCCCATGCTGTCGCTATTGTGGAATTCCATCCCATTTCAGTAACGGCGTTCGCGTTGCTTACAAACAGAAAAGACAATAATGATACCAGCAGTATTCTTTTCATATTCTCTCCTTAAAAGTTTTCGTAGTATCCTTTAACGTCTGTGTTTATAGTGGATCCGGATACTAAATTCTTATATTCAAGAACCTGGCTAGAATCTAAAGCCGATTCAAACTGATAATCGTATGTTCCGCTTGTATTAGCATCTGTACCGATTAGTACATGGTAAGAAAAAGAACTTCCGTTTGGCCGGTAAGTCGTTCTTGTCTCTGTCGCCGAAGATTCTTCGTGATGAAAAATCCCGATTCTTGCCGTAGTCGGGATATAACCAGAGCAATCTATATCAGTAAACGATGTTGCGTTTCCGCTACTTAATACCCGGGCGCCAGTAACAAATGCTTTATCATTAAACTGGTGTAATTCATCAAAGTCGCCATCCGATTGATTACGTATATATCCTACCCTTCCATAATAAATATAATCTGTCGGGTTCGTATCAATATCACCGCCTGATTCATTCAATAAACATCCAATAGTATCATCTTCTTTTCCTGCAAGGTAAACCTCGTACCACGTACTGACCGTTTCACTATCACTTGCTTCAAGACCATTGATCCCGGATGTCGTAACCGTACACGTAACAGAAACCGAATCATACGTTTTGACCGTTCCATCTGCTGTAAACAATCCAATCGAATCCGTTGAAACATCTAACTGCGTTGCCATTGTTGTTCCGCTTTCAACAATAAGATTAGAGTACGTTTGCCCGACACTTGCGGTTCCTGCCGTACTACCGCCCCCACCATCATTTTCATCCGTTCCGCAATCCATCCCGCCAGCTCCGTCTGATTTCCATACTTGACCTATTGTACAAGCCGTTCCCATATTCTCACCAAGAAGTTCACTTGCCCCGTTTTCAGCAATAGCGTTCGGGAACTCCGCGGCGTTATAAACAGCATTTCCGCTTTCTGTTATTACCCCTAACGTTGCCGTTGCAGTTCCGTATTGAGAAATACTTCCAGTATTACTCAATTTAAAATAATCAGAACCGCCGGTGTTCCCAACTAAAAGATGTTCTTCACTAGCGTCAAGATGAAAGAAATTCGTAATCAAATTACTTCCGAATATCGTATCATTTAAAGCGTCAGAACCGCCATCGGTGTTTGTCCTAAGACCATCCGGTAATACCGATTGCCCGGCACCAGCAGCAATATTAATCGCTTTTGGAACATCGATCTCGTCGTTTGTGTAGTCATAAGATATTGTAATATCTCCTGTTGCAAGATCAATTTTGAATATATCAACATCTTCATCAACATTCCGGCCGACAATAAATCCACCAATAGCTTTTACTGTCTGCGCTGATTCATCAACTTCAACCGCACACGATCCCATTGTATCGCCACCAATACAAACGTCATCTGTCACTGACGTTGGATGCACAGTCGTCCCTGCATCGGTCCAACCCCCTGTTCCGGCGCCGTCAAGCGAACAATCACCACTTGAACAAGAAAACGCGCCAAAATCAGCATCAGCTATTTCAGAAGGATCTATTTCTGTACCAAGATAAGACGTACTTCCAGGCAACGCACCGGTTGTGCTTTTAAGTTCTTTCCATTCCCCGGCCGTATCGCAATCACCAGAATCCGGGTGGCATTTATAAAGAATCGTATCGTCTATCTCATAACACACATCATACTTCTTTCCATCAGTAATCGCCGTACAATCAGTTGCATGTTCGCGGTATCTCAGACCATAAATCGGATCCGCATGAGATATTTCTGCGGACGTTAATAACATCAACGCCATACAAAAAGTTAATAATTTTTTCATTTCCTTCCTCCTTAATAAACAAATTCATAATTATATGTTTCATCAGAAAATACCTGCAAACCAGTTAACGACATTGAACTCGAGGAACTGGAACTCGAGGAACTGGAACTCGAGGAACTTGAACTCGAAGAACTTAAACTCGAAGAACTCGAGGATGATGAACTGGAACTCGATGAACTCGAGGATGAAGAACTCGAAGAACTAAAGCTTGATGAGCTCGAAGAACTCGAGGAACTTGAACTCGATGAACTTAAACTCGAAGAACTTGAACTCGATGAACTTGAACTCGATGAACTCGATGAAGATGAACTCGAAGATCCAAAATACATTTCCCAATAATCTGTATATAAAACGGCCAAAACCGTTGATGAACTTGAAGAAGAAGAACTCGATTTAGA